AACCAATCATCAAGAAAGCAATGTCTATATGTCAAAAGCGCTAGACAAAATTTCTGACAAAGTGCAAGAAAAAATGCCCCTAAAAATGACAATAAAACTCAATTTGCCCGCCCAAAATATGAGTTGTCAATAACCTCAAAGCTTGCCAACGGTGTGAGCAAGCTGTGCTAGTTGTATCTACCAATTTTGGAACTAGCATACAAACAAATGAAAACCTAAAATAGAAAACAATGCTGCAACATATTGTAAATAGGCAATATAATTGCGGATAGAATAACAAAAAACACCTACCCAAATAGGTGTTTTATTATGCCCAAAAGGTAAAATCGAGTTAGTCGGCTTTGTGAGCTGGCTTGAAAATCAAGAATACGATAACCACACACAACACGCAAATAACGCCAATCAAAATGTTGCGGATAAGATTGTTGGTGGCAGGCTCTTCGGGAGTTGATGGATTGATAGTAGGGGTATCTTCGGCTGGTGGCGCAACTACAGAATTTGGGTGCGTTGGCACTTTGGCAAGCGTCAAGTCAGCTTGGTTGGTCATATCAGGTGCTAGATAGCCACGATTGACTACGTCAGATTTGTCGGTGATGGCAACAAAATAATATGGCTTGGACGAAATCTCGGCAAAACCTATGAACTGAATAGACTTAATATCTTCGATAAAATATCTTGTGCGTCCAGCATTGGTATCTTCGAGAGCAGAAGTTTTGAAAAGCTTGATGATTGTATCTTCTGCCAAGTCTTTTTTTAGCTCGACAGCCGGAGCATAGTATGGAGCTTTGGCAATGTCTTTGTGAGTGGTGTCAACAGCCGAACGGGAAGAAATGTCGGCAGTTTTTGCCCAAAGAGATGCGCCGTTGTAATCGACTTTGGTATATTCGCCATCAATGGTGGTGGTCGATTGGAAGTAGTATGAAGGTGGAATATAGCAAGCAATATCGCTAGATGGCTTGCCGTCAATATCATTGTAAAGTGGCAGAGCATTGGCTGTGGTCATATCGCCAGCGTTGACCATATAGTAAGGACGCTCCTCGGCAAAACATACCGCTGAGCCTAGCAGTAGACATACGATTGTGAGAGAGAGCATTGCAATGATAGTTAGTTTCTTCATATCAAACCTCAAAATTATACTATCTATATTATATAGACAAAAAGTAAAAATTTCAATCTATAAATGCAGTAAAAAATTAAAATGGTGGAAAAAGTGGGAAAAAGAATGGAAAAAAAGGAGATATTGTGCCGAATTTTGTCGATTAGACAAGAGCAAGCAAGACGAATGCGCAACGACAAATTGTCGCATTATAACAGCGGAGAACTCGTGCACCAAAAGCAAATGCTTTTTCACCAATGCCCAAAACGCAACAGGTGGGTGTTCGGCGGTAACAGAAGTGGCAAGACCGAATGCGGAGCAGTGGAGGCGGTTTGGCTTGCAAGAGGAATCCACCCATATAGGCAAAACAAACCTACCAATGGTTGGGTAGTTTCGCTGTCTTATGAAGTACAAAGAGAGGTTGCGCAAGAAAAAATACTGGGCTATCTCAACCCTGACTGGATAGAAGACGTGGTGATGATGACAGGCAAAAAGACTGATTATAGCCACGGCATCATCGACTATATACTCATCAAAAACGTCTTTGGAAGCGTGTCAAGGATAGGCTTCAAAAGCTGTGACCAAGGCAGAGAAAAATTCCAAGGTGCGTCGCTCGATTGGGTGTGGTTCGATGAAGAGCCTCCCGAAGATATTTATCTCGAATGTTGTATGAGAGTGCTAGACAAAAAAGGCGACGTGTGGGGAACGATGACTCCGCTCAAAGGCTTGACTTGGGTATATGAAAATATCTATCTCAACAGCAAAAACAATCCCGAAGTTTGGCACGAGCATATCGAGTGGTCGGACAATCCATTCCTAGACAAAGACGAGATAGAATTGCTGAGCAATAGTTTGGACAAAGAGAGCTTGGAGAGTCGTAGATATGGAAGATTTTGCAAGGCGGAAGGGTTGGTGTACAAAGAGTTCGACGAAACAAAACACGTCATCGAGCCGTTCGATATACCTGTCGATTGGCAAGATTTGATTACCATTGACCCAGGACTTAACAATCCGACAGCATGCTTGTTTTGTGCGGTGGATTATGACGGCAATATATATGTGGTTGCCGAGCACTACGAGGCGGGCAGGGATATTGATTATCACTGCAATGTTTTGCATAAAATGGCGGACAAATTGGGTTGGTGCAGAGATAAACAAGGAAGGCTTAGAGCAATCATTGACTCTGCAGCCAACCAAAGGACACTGGCAAGTTCTAAGAGCGTGGCGGAGCTTTTTCGAGAAAATGGAATTTTGGTAAATACGGGAGTTGACAAACAATTATTCGGTGGAATTGCAAGAGTAAAACAATATTTTGCAATGGATAGAATAAGGATATTTTCAACTTGCACCAACCTTGTAAGAGAGCTCAAATCATATTGGTGGAGCGAGGGCGACAATCCCATCAAGCGTGACGACCACTGCTTGGACGCGTTGAGATATTTCGTGATGACCAAGCCACTTTCATCGTCAGTTCCTAAGGAAAACCTGAGCCCTATCCAGCAAGACAAAAACAAACTGATAAGAGCCCACAAGTTGAGATAACTCGATACATATCAAATAAATCAACATAAGAGGGACAAACGTGGAGGAAGAGATAAAGAAGGCATTGTATAAAAAAGCCGTTGGATACACTGCCAAAGAAGTCGTAGAAGAATATGGCGGGGAAGATGGGAATTTGGTCAAAAAGAAGATTTCCAAAAAACATATTCCGCCCGATATGACGGCAATAAAAACGCTCATTGATCTCGACCAAGAGTCGAGCGATCTGGCAAGCAAAAGCGACGAAGAATTGGAAGAAATGTTAGGTCAGCTCAACAAAGAGCTTGGTGAGTGTATGAGCAAAAATGATAAATAAATACAAGACAAAAGTCTAACTGGCGGAGCACTATGCTCTAGCCGAAGGAGAAAAAATGAAAATTATTGAGCAAGTAAACAAAGTCAGATGCGACGTGGCAGGGTGCAAAAATTTGGCAGATTATTCTATCGTAGGCGAGGGCGGGAGCAAAAGCCAGTATATCAATGTTTGCAAAGATTGTTTGCAAGAGTTGCACAGCGAAAGTGGAAAAATTCTCGTACCAAAGAGCCCAACAAATATATTCAACAAACCTATGTACAAGGGAGGATATAGATGAAAAAATTTAACAAAGATTATGAAAAAGTGATAGTGGAAAGAGTGCTCAAAGACTTCGAGGAGCGCAAGCAAGAGCGAAAATCTTTGGAGCTCGAATGGCGACTAAATATGAACTTTTTTGCGGGCAATCAGTATTGTGACATAACTCCAAATGGCGACGTTAGAGAGTACGGCAAACAATACTTTTGGCAAGAGAGAGAAGTGTTCAATCACATTGCGTCCATTGTCGAAACTCGTATTGCAAAGTTGCTAAGAACAAAAATTGGATTGTCAGTTAGACCATTTTCCAACAGCGACAGCGATATAAATTCTGCCAAACTTTCGACAAAAATCATCAAAGCCGTGGAAGAAAAAGCCAACTTGACAAGCCTGCTCAATTCGGCAATTATGTGGAGCGAAGTGGCGGGAAGTTGTTTTTTCAAAGTGGTGTGGAATGGTGAGAAAGGTAGAGTCGTGGGCGAGGTTGACGGCAAACCTGTCAAGGAAGGCGACGTGCAAATCGTGGTTGTTCCGCCATACGAAATTTACCCCGACAGCGTCACCAGACAAAGCATAGAAGAATGCTCGTCAATCATACACGCCAAGGCTTATACGATTGATGAAGTCAAGGATACGTGGGGAGTAGAGCCTACTTGTCAAGATGTTGAGGTGATGAGTATCACGGGTTGTGACAATCTTGGCGGTGTGGGATATAGTTCTAGTGTCAATACGTTCTTGTCGACGACTGCCAAAAATAGCTGTTTGGTCATCGAAAAATATACCAAGCCGAACAAAGAAAATCCCAACGGTCAACTTACCATTGTGGCAGGTGATAAGCTGGTATATTGTGGAGATTTGCCGTATGTCAACGGTTGCGACGGAACAAGGAAATTTCCGTTCTGCAAAATACATTGCATAGAAAAAGTGGGCAACTTTTTTGGTAGTAGCGTGGTGGAAAGAATGATACCGCTCCAACGTGCTTACAACGCTGTCAAGAATAGAAAACACGAATATATGAATCGTATGGCGATGGGCGTGCTGGCTGTCGAGGACGGCTCGGTCGATACCGACAACCTCGAAGAAGAAGGCTTGTCACCTGGTAAAATCCTCGTATATCGCCAAGGCTCACAACCGCCCGAAATGATGGACGCAGGCAGAGTGCCGAGCGATTTTCATATCGAAGAGGAAAGATTGTTGTCAGAATTTGTGACAATATCAGGCGTGAGCGAACTATCCAAATATTCTCAAACTTACAACTCTATGTCAGGTAAAGCTATCGGATTGCTCGTCGAGCAAGACGACACAAGATTGTCGATTGCAAGCGGAAGTATAAGAGAATGCGTCAAAAAAATTGGCGAATTCGTCATCAGACTTTATAAACAATATGCCGTGGTCAAAAGATTGCTAAGACTTAGCGACGAGCAAACAATCCAAACGTTGTATTTTTCGGGGGCAGACCTTGGAAGTGAAGATATCGTTTTCGACTGCGACAATGAATTGTCCGACACTTTGGCGGGCAGAAAAAATATGGTGATGGAGTTGCTCCGAATGGGATTGCTCAATGAAAGCGACGGCACTATGAGCAAAAGAAACAAACTGAAAGTGCTGGAAACACTAGGTTTTGGCAACTGGGAAAACAGCCTCGATATACAAGAATGTCACCGAAACGTTGCCGACAAAGAAAACCTAAAAGTGGACAAAGAGAAGTTGGAAGTAGGCGAATTCGACGATCATCAGTTGCATATTGACCAACATATAAAATATTTGCTCTCGTGCGACAAACTGGACGAGAATGCCAAAAACAAGTTGGGCGAGCATATCAAAGAACACAAGGCAATGATGGTGCTTGGCGCACAAAACGAGTGAGGTGGAATATGAAATTTTGGAGAAAAATAAGGTGGTTGCTGAGATGGGGAATTTAGAAAACAAAGAAAATATCGAAAAGAAAATAGTAGAAAATACTCCTTGCGAAAATGTGAACGAACACAATCAGCAAGCAAGTTGTGACAGCGAAAGTATGCCGAGTGAGAATAGGCAAGACAATGAAAATACGAAAGAAAATATAGAGAGCTGTAAAATATCACAAGATAGCGACAAAGAAAGCTGTAAAAAATCGGAACAAAATGGCGACAAAGAAAGCTTTGGAAAAACTATGCAAGAGAGCCAGTTGGAAAATAGCGAAAGCGCTAAGCAAGAAAAAGATATAGAAAGCAGCGAAAATTCTATGCAAAATGTCGAGGAAAATGATGGCGGTCAAAAAGTAGAAAATAGCCAAAAACTCGATACATATCAACAAAATGTAAATGGCGACAGCCCCGAGTATAACAAAGATGAGTGGCAAGACAAGACAAGAAGATTTTTGGAGGACTATCCACTGGGAAGAAGTTTTGTAGAACAAATAGGTGAAGAGATAGTCCATGATGAAACTTTGAGCCACAATCCCAACTGCTTGGAGATAGCTCTTGCTAGGGTGCTTAGCAAGGCTTATATGTCGCCAAAAGACATAATAAATAATCAAGAATTCCGTGAAAAATACGTCTACGACAATGTAGAAATCAAGTCGGTGATTGTCGACAAATATCTGAGAAGTCTTGATGAACAAAAACCGCCTGCAACGATGGAGAGGGGTGGACAAATACTTTTCGTGCCACCTGACAAACCAAAGAGCATTGACGAGGCAGGCGAATTGGTAAGAAAAATGCTCAAAAATAGGAGGAATTGATGGTAACACTAGAAACAGCAGACAAAGCATTGAAGGAAGTTTATCTTGGCATTGTGGCCGACCAACTTAACGTAGGGGTAAATCCTTTCCTTGCGAAAATTCAACAAACACAATCTGACGTATGGGGCAAAGATATTGTAAAACTCGTGCCTTATGGTATGAACGGTGGTGTGGGCGCAGGCACAGAAACTGGCGATTTGCCAATGCCTGCCCAAAACAATTATGACAGATTCAAACTCGAACTCAAAAACTTGTACGGCACAATCGAGTTGTCCGACAAGGCAATCAGAGCATCTCAATCAAGCGTGGGAGCTTTCGTCAACTTGCTCAATGCAGAGATGGAAGGCTTGCTCAAAGCGTCCAAGTTCAACCTTGGCAGAATGTTGTATGGCGACGGCACAGGCGTACTTGCCAAAATCGTGCCAGCTAAGTGTTCAGGCAAAACTATCGGACTAACTTCTGTCAAAAGCGTGATGGAAGGTATGGTAATCGACGTGTACAAGGGCGCTGACAATAACATTTATCCATCGCTTGGCGGTGTGAGAATTGTGGGGGTAGATAGAGCAGCTAAGACTATCACGGTCAATGCGACATTCTCCCAAACATTCACCCAAAACGACTATATCACCGTGCAAGGCTCTAAGGGTAACGAGCTAACCGGCTTGGGCGCTATCTTCTCGGACAAGGATTTGTACGGTCTATCTCGTAAGGATAGAAGTTGGCTCAACCCGAAACACGACAAAAACGTGGGCGAGATTACCTCTGGCAAAATCCAAGAAGTCATCGACTATATCGACGAAATTGCGGGCAGTTCTATTGACATGATTTTGTGTAGTTATGACGTGAGAAGACTTTATCTCAACCGCCTCGAGCTCAACCGCACCAACGTGGATTATATGAATTTGGACGGAGGCTTCAAGGCAATCAGTTATAACGGTGTGCCTATCGTAGCGGACAGATTCGTGGAAGAGGGGGATATGTTCTTGCTCAATACTGCCGACTTCAAACTTCACCAACTTTGCGATTGGAGATGGCTCGAAGGCGACGGTGGCAAGATTATCAAGCAAAAACCAAACTCTGCTACATATTCTGCTACACTTGTAAAATACGCTGACTTGTTGTGCGATAAGCCAATCGGTCAAGCAAAATTGTCAGGCATCAACGCCTAAGTAAAGGAGCAAAATGGACAAGCTTGTAAAGATAGAAAATGATTTGTTCGACATAGCAAGTCGTATTAGGAGCATTGATAACAATTAT